CACGGATAATTAGTGAGATGAAAACAAAAGAAGAAGTAATGGATATTATAAAAAATATAACAAATGCTATAAATTTGGGTATTTATGACCACGATGAAAGGCAGTTTGAGCGTGGTAGAATTAAAGGAATGTTATCAGTATTTGATGATGATGAGATTGGTGTAGACAATAAAGCCAATTTAAAAGTGAATATTAAATACGAACTTGACAAAGCAGCTTATAAAAGGTTCATAGCTGATATGAAGCAGCTTGAAAACGAGATGAAATTAAATAATAATGTTGATATTGCCGGTGAAGATTTAGAATATGGTGATTTTGTACATATAAAATCAGATGGGAAAATATATAAATCTGATTGTATACCCGCGACACTAAAAGACGTATGTGAATGGTGGATAGAAACATATCCAGAAGACGTGTTTTATAGTGGACCAAAACAGATAGTTGAAATAAAAGATCACATGAAAGTGATATTAGAACGCTTGAAATGACTGAACATCAAATATAAGAAAAATCCAAATGGTATTTACAATATGAACTTTGAAGACAGATTAAAAGTTGCATTACATACACCAATGACTATTAATGATATTTCAAGTATAGATGATGTATTGTGCGATTATGATATGCCGTGTGAATGTTATATTTCCATGTTTAATGGTATAGGTGGACATGAATTTAAAAGATGGATAAAAACGTTTGTGAACCATGAAGATATATTATAGTTGGTAAATGTGATATTGTGAACGTTGAAAAGTTAACAGGTAGATCATGTGAATGTGGTGTGATTGAGTGGTTAAGTGAAAATGTTGAATTGTTTTATGTTGGAATTGTGAGGTATGACAAACATGCAGCAGAATCATATAGAAGACAATTCTATTCAAAACTTGATGAATATTGTGAAACATTCGATTGGTGGATGACTTTACCACATGAGCAAAAGATAACGTATGGATATATGTCAATCTTATCTGATTCAAAGTGGAAATGTGCAGAAATTGCATCGGACATGGAAATTATATTACAAAAATTAAGAAAACGCAGTGAGAAGTATATAGGATATAATTGATATTGTATTTTGAAACAAGCATAATTATATTAATCATCAAGTATAATTCTTAAGCATGGCATGTGCTGACATAACCCCTTATTCTATTTCTGAGTATCCGTATACTATTAATCGATTAAGAACCACAGCAGGTGACACCACCGATCAGTCCACTGGGGAGTGGACTTCACCTACCGAAACATCAGTGACGGTAAAAGGATATTTGGGCATCGGTAAGCTTAAATTATCAATGAACTTTGAAAAGATGAAAATCTTATCTGGTGGGCAGTTTGAAGTAGGTGATTTATATTTTATGTGTCATAGTGACTGTGATGTTATTATTAATGATCTGCTTGAAGTATATGAAGATGCAATAGGAACCGATAAAACTTACTGGCGTGTTGTGTCAAAGAACACAGAAAAGAACACGCTGAACAAGCTAGTTCCGTTTGGAAGATTTATATTTTTGGTTAGAAAGGAGCCTAGAAAATGACGACACAAATAGAAAATGATGATATAGATGGACCAAGTATCGAAGATGACATAACAACTGTAATCAGAGAATATATACCGTGGCTGTATGAGTGGCGAATAAATTATGATGATATGGTTTCAGATATTGTTGAATTGATTGGAAATAGATTAAAAATAACGTCTGTTGATTTGAATACGTTCGGTGGTATCAAAATCACATCTGATAATACCGCCAAAAACACACGTATTGAACTGGTTGATAATGGGGTCTTGCTTAATGTTAAGTCAGTCACTTGGGTTTTAGATTCTGGTGAAGACGGACAATTGGGACGATTAATATTAACTGTAGTGTGATTAAAAATGGCAGTCAAAGGCACAAGCATCGAAGTAAAAAACAACATGCCAGATATTATAAAGGGTCTGTCTGGAAAACAAACGGACGCTTTGGCAGATACAATAGGTGGTCTGCTAGAAAGTGCATTAGTCGATAAAATTCAATCTGGTAGTATAGGTGGCCCACCTTTGTCGGAATCATGGGCAGAACATAAGGGGCATAGTAACCCTTGGTATTACACAGGCAGGCTGGAAGGTGCCATAAAATACGAAGTAAAAGATGGCGTTGTCAATATCGGTATAATCGATGCTGGTAGTTATCGAGACGGTGAAAACGTGGCCACCGTTGCCATGAAATTAGAATTTGGTAGCGATAAAATACCAGCTAGGCCATTGTTTAGACCAGTCGCTGAAGAAGAATTTCCAAAAGTTGAGAAGGAGACGTTAGCATTTGTGAAAGACATGATAAAGAAAGGAAAGATAATGTGAACACAGAACCAAAATTAAAAGGTTTTTTCTGTGATTATGCAACTGGTGATTGTTATCCTGTTGAAATGGAAGGAGATAATGAATAATGCTCACTGATGTACAACAAAAAGCAATCTTTACTAATATTGAAACTGTTTATACTGTGGACGGGACGGCGTACACTGCCTATAAAATATATCGTGACCAGTGGTCATTGATTGTGCTCCAACCTACTATAGTATTAAATTACATGTCACGTTCCAAGCTTGAGCAGGACAGCATAGGAAGAAGGGCAGAGTATGATAGTGATATATTAAATATTGAAGTTTTAGCAACGTCTGATAATACAAACGGATACCATGGATCAGAAATATCAGAATTTATCATGCGTGATTTAGAAACGTGGATCAAAGAATCATTTGATACTGATCTAAAAGATTACGGCGTCACTGCCACAATCTATCGACCGATAACTGATTTATCGTTTTTGGAAGAAAAGATTTATAGGTTACATATGGAAGTTAAGATTTTTTATAAATTAATATGACAGTGTATATAATTATACACTGATACATTTATAAATGTATAAATTAATTTGTTCTTTGTAGTAGTGACAATTATTAGCATGGCTTGATTCAAATGGATGATGACAGTATAAAACGCATATATGAACGACTGAATAACATTTCAGAAAAAACAAATACTATATCAAGAGAAGTTGGGGAAACTAAAGTTGCAGTGGAATCTATTGATAGTAATTATAGAGAAATAAAAAAATTAGTAGAGGCAAATGCTGAATCGTGCAGAGATCTTATAGAGAAACACAACATAAGGCTCAATGTTATAGAAAAATATTTTGCTCAATTGAAAGTTGCTGGTATTATAATTGGTGGGGTCATAACTATAATATGTAGTGTAATAGTCGCTTGGTTTGCTTTTTTGACCTTTTTTAAATGATTAGTATTTTTGAAAAAATGAGATGTGCGATATTATCGTACAATTTATTATATGTGTCCACAATCGAATTGTCTATTTTCACTCCTTATATTTGAATTTTGGATATCAATTAATGTTTTATTATATAACTCTTCATATAATCCACGAACCGAAAATTTATTGAAATCCTTGAACAACACTGAACATCCTTTACATATGTAATGCACAGGTTGTATAGATGAACCGAAGATATCAAAAGGCGATGTGTCGTATATAGCTTCATATTCATCATGGCCGCATACTCTGCATTTGAAGGTCATTCCGGTTTCCCCCAATTTTTACCGCCGCAAATCGGACACTTGCCGCCTCTACCAGTTCTCAACCAGAAATATATTAGTCCTGGTAATATAAGCATCGGTGTCAATACCAAAAACCAAAACCAACTAAGACATTTTGTTGGTGCTACGAATTGTCCACAGTTTCTGCAATATGCCTGTTGTGTCATGATTACTCGTCTTCATTAAGTTTTTCTGTTAATGCTTTCTTGGTAACACGTTGTAAATATGGCATGTTTTTATAAAATTCATGATTTACGGTGTTTCTCACCGTTTCTTTTAGTTTGCTAGTTAGAATCAGTCTGATTTCATTTTCAATTGCGGTTTGAAAATCATATGATTCTATTACTTTCTTTACTGCGATTTCTGTTTCTTTGTGTATGTCTATGAATGTTGGTTCAAGTATTTGAGCAATTCTTTGTTCAAACCCTTTCATTCTTACAGACGCTTCCACATATTCAACTCCATAATCAAATGTCATATTTTATCATCTCCAAATGGTATATGATCATCATGATACTAAAGGGTTACTATAGACATTGTTTTTATTGTGGATTATATATTTCATCATTATAATCTAACGCATTTAATAATATTAATATTCTCTCGATTGTTTCGCCTACTGCCCAGTGCATGCCATCGCCCTGTTTCAGTTCTGTGATGATCTCACGTAGCTGGCTATCATTGCCCTTTTTACATTCGATTATTAACTCAGTGGTATCAATATATGCTTTGAATTGTGAATGTATTTTATGCAGCGTTGTAGTAGATTCATGATTGATGTTGTCATGATATATTATTGATACAAGTGAATCAAGTTCCTTTTTGTTCATATTATCATCTCATTGATATTTCAAGTTGTTCTGTTATTCTTTTAACTGTGTATCATATTCTTCATTTTCGTAATCCAACGCATCGAGCACATTTAAAATTCTCTCAAGCATTTCACCGACTGCCCATTCTTCGCCGCCCTGTTGTTTTAGTCTGGTTACAATGTTCCACAGTTTATCTGGGCTTCCTGCTCTACATTCTTTGACGGGTTCAACTATTTCAATGTATGCTTTGAGTTGTGCTTCGATTTTATTTATTGCATTCAACGCATCTATTTTAATATTAATTTGTGGTACGGTCTCTATTAATTTATCCAGTTCTTCTTTGTCCATACTATAAAACATCCTTCATATTTATGTGCCAGTAAATTCAAGTGTGATATCATTACTATCATCTAGGTCTAAAAATATGGTATTCCCCATTTCCGGAGTTATATCTGTTCTTAGAATACAATTGTCGGCTGTGATTTTTCTTATGTTGTCGTTTATATATTTGTCTTCTGATATCAGCTTTAATATCGATCCCTTTTCTATGCTTTTCGATGGTCTGTCGTATTTTGTTATTTCAATCGATGCATTTTGTGGTTTTGTTTTGTGATGTGCTGATACAAATCCTGGTATTGTTATATCAAATTCGGTTACATTCGTTATAGAAACACCATTGATATACAATTTACAACAAGACGTTGTATCGTGGTATGTTTGAATTCCAGATGAATCTTTGAAATCCATTATATCGTGTGTCTGTGAATCGATTTCATTTGATTGTTCATTTAATTCATTCTCAAGTTCTTCTTTATCCATAAGTATCACGTCTACTTTTTATTTGTTGTTTTGTGCTTCTAATCTATCAAATTCAGTCACTATTCCTTTAACCTTATGTCTGTTTGAATAACAGAAATACCACCATTTTAGGCGGCGCACTATATTTTTTGGATTGCATTCTTTAATAATGTTCATGATATCACATGTTTCCTACGAATTGCTTCATCAACGGTCAATTCACATGCCAGTGTGTTTCTATATTTACCATTTGTTGTTTTTGCCAACAATTCAATTGTAGCAAAATATACTATTCTCTTTGGCAATTTACGGGCTATCCATCTATTTATATTATCGATTGTTGTTTCTTTGTTCATTTAAATCACATATTCCAGTATTTTTCTTTGAATGTCTTTAAAGTATTATCTGCTTCTTTGATGAATTCTGATTCAAAATCTTTTTTATAATCTCGTTCGTCTGGGATCTTCCCGTAGTAAGGAAGGATGCGTGATCTGCAATTGTGAACCACAATACCATTAGCAGTATAGCTTTCATCTTCATCCACTGAAAAATTATACACTATATCTGCTGGTATTTTATCTATTGATTTAATTTCTTCCCTTCCGATTTTCTTAGAATTTTGTAAAATGAATAGTTTATCGCCTACAGTGACGTTACCCGCATCAATCCATTTATACCACTTATCACAAAACACCGCAATGGGATGATTAGATGTTATGTTTATTGTGCGATTGATGGTTTTGATTGAAATTAAATCATCGTCTGAATGACGGATTATTCGTTCTGTAACACGTCTGAATCTATCTTCGTGTGTTAATACATAATCTCCAATATTTATGTTTTCAATTTTTATTAAATCGTTGTGTGTTTGAATTTTAGTTCCAGCAACCAAACAGTTGAAATGTGAAGGAGGTACTATGATATTAGGATCATTAACAGCCCATATAGTCCCGTCCAACATCCTGCATATTTTAGATGTCCGGGCATCAATATGAGCTGCGTATCTAACGCCCGGCACAATGCCAGTATCTTTGTATCGTTGTAAATGTGCCTGATTATAAACGTAATTGGTAGCAGTCCTAGCAAACCGTGAAGCAGCTACAGTATCATAATCGAAAAACGTAAGTAAATCATCAACAATCTGATCATAAGTAAATTGCTCGGTTTGATGTTGAATCAGCTTTTCTGTAATCTCTTCTTTATGATTTTTTGTAATTGTGTGTAGTCGGTCAGTTAGCTTCTTGACAATATAAAGTATGGCTGTGCTTTTGTCTACCACAGCAGCCGTCTTCATTCGGTTTTTTATCAGTGTGTTGGCGTTCTTATATCCGGCATTGTGAACAGTCGTGATAGCTTTTGTAATGGGCTGTTCTGTTAAAGTATTGAAATAATACAGTCCTTCATCAAAAGAATCATCAAAATTAGAATAATCAATCCGTGACATGAAGTCTTTTAGAATGTTTTTAATTTGTTTCTCGAATGCAATTTCAAGTGTTCTTATTGTTGTCATTCAAAATCAGAACCGTTTGAAAAAACATATAAATTGTTTCGGTTTTTCTCTGCTAAATTTGGACATTTCATTGAAATAATCATCATATGATTTCTTGATATCATGCAATGCCTTTTTGACGCTTTTCATTATATTCTTTTTGCTTACGATAAATTTCATCCATATCACCAATATGCCATATATCAAATGTCATTTTTTCTTTTTCTGTCATCTCGAAACCGTCTTTATATTTATTAATAAATTGGTTACAGAAATAATAAAAAACATTGGTATAGTATGGATCTTCTTTGACCATAAAAAATACTATGTGTCGGAGTTGGTGCATGAATTCTAATTTATATTCAGCGTGTTGAAAATGTTTGTTGATGAATTCTTCCATAAATTCATCTAGATCTATAAGTCTTGGGTCTTCGTATACAAAAGCATCTTTGTTATATTTGAATTTAATTAACCATTCTGACATGTGGATTGCTTTTCGTATTCCCTGTTTAATCGGCCCTTGAAATAGCTGTCCTTTTATGGTATTATACGGATTCTCCCCAAAACCATCTGATCTATTTGAATTGTCGCCTTCTTCATAAGGCCGTAAAAACTTCTTTTCTAATTCTAAAAATGATGTGAGTTCCTTCTGTTCATTCAAATCCCAATGATTATAATCAATCCCACACTTTTCTATACAATTTTTAACAATTCTCATTGCCTTTTCTAATTTTATTTTGCCAGTTTTGTGTTTTTTTATGGTGTCCTTTGATTTCTTGGCACAATTCTTGCATTCGTTTTTTATTTTATTTAGAATCATAATTTATTCACATCAACTTTATTCTTTTTCGTCTCTGCCAACGATTGAACAGCTCTTCTGATAATGCTATCATATGTTTCAGTTGGTTTGCCATCTGTATCGAATGTTAAGCTTTCTTTTTTGATTGATGATCTTGTTTGACATTGTATTTGAATTGGGCAGAAAGTCATTTGAACGTGTCCTCTGATGTTTTGAAAACGTAATTTATCCATTTTGGCGGTTCAGTTCTTGCAAATATAACCCACCCTATTACGTCATCTTGGTGTACTTGTGGGGGCAATTTTGCTTTGGATCGTTCCATTGATTTGCCGGTAGTTAAAACATCATCCACGACCAAAACGTTAAACGGTGCTTCTTGTGTTGCATACTGATCAAGTGCTTCTGCGAGTCTAATACCACCTCTGACAATCCCAAGCGCAACACCGAAATCACATCTAGCTGCTATGTATTTGGCTATACAGTTTATGTCTTCTTGGGTCAGCAAATCACAATTTATTTTAAAAGGCAATGTTAATCCAGAATGTGATACGAAATCACCGGTTTTAAGTAGTGTCATGATCTCATCGCCTCACAGCATGATGATACTTGGTCGATTGGTATGCGGTATTCGTCCCATTTTGAGATTGTGGTATCAGTGATTGAAAGGCCTGTCTTATCATTGAATTTATTTCCAGGAAGTAACCATAAGTGGATGGGTTCGGTATCAATCCTGTTATTGAAACCCAGACACAGGAAGTAATCAGCTATTTTGTTTTTATAAATATTAAATTGAAAGTATCTTGTTATATCTCCTCCTATGTTTTGTCTTTCCGAAAAACACGAAGATTTAACTGATATTTTCATGTCTTTATTGCACACGAAAGTATAACCTATATTATTGTATGGCATGATCTTAACGTTTTTAAATGTTTTTGATAATACTCTTTTTGCTATATAATTATTAAGATACTGTGGACACGTTTTATTTTGATCCATTGGTATGTGTCCCAATTTTAGATTGCGTCTTCTGTTCTGCTCACGAACTAGGATAGGATTGTTTTTTCGCCATTCTGCTAGCTGTGCTCTGCTGCAATTTCGACATATGTACTGATAACTTTTGATTCTAGATGACGAGCAGTTTTCTTCGGTTAATACAACTCCACATTTTCTGCATGTGTGCTTAATCATATACTAACTATACATTGACTGTATATATATATATAGTGGTATATACACAGGTGCATATATTAGTATAAATACATTCATTTTTATAAATAGTAGCAATGAATATAATTACGAGGCGATAAATAATGACAGGTGATATAGTATGACTGCTACGCATTTTACTGGAAAGCATGGCGAAGTTCAAGTGGGCGGAAATGTAGTAACCGTAGTAGAATTCAATCTTGATATAACAACGAATGTTATTAATGACCCGCGTGTCGGAAAAAAAGCAGATAAAAAATATCCCGGCAAACAAGAGTATTCTGGTACAATTACTCAAACATTGATAACTCCAGTATTGTTATCTTATGTTATAGGAGATTCTAATTCTTCAACCACAAGTACGCTAGAAACACTGCTTGCTGTAACGGATGTATCTGCAAATGCATGGTCTGAACTTGCAATCACATCAGATCCAACGGCCGCAACAAGTGTGAAATGTACATTAACTGCCGGCGACGCAAGTGCAAATGCTGGGAGTGTTGTAATCCGTGGTACGAATTCATCTGATCAAATTGTCACTGAGGTGCTAGATTTTGCCACTATGGCATACGGCGATGCTGCACAGGTAATATATGGGTCACAGGCATTCAAAACAACGGATTACATTGACGTATCTGGTAATTTGCAGCCAACCCCTTCTTCAGTCAGCAATACGTTGAAAATAGAAGGAATTGCGGATACAAAAACCATGTCTCCAGGGGATCCTACTTACTTTGATATTATCGTAAAAGTAGAAGATGCCAACAATAATTATGTACAGGCGACCTTGAGTAATTGTTTCTTCACGGGTGGCAATTTCCCAGTCGGTGATTCTGATACTTTAGTACGGTGTGATTTGCCTTTCGTCGTACAGGATGCTGATGAGGGCTTTGAACTTATTTGGACAGCTACATAAGGTGAAATGGATGACAATAGAAACAGGGAGTTCAATCTCCCTCCCTTCTTTTAGAAAGGGGATTGAATTTGACGTTAAACCTTTAAATCTTGGTGGGACTAGAGCAATGATGAAAGCCACCAATGGTGATAACGTTGACGTCATGATGGTCATGCTCACTGAAACACTGAAAAGAGAGTTTCCAAATGTTACATCTGGTGAAATTGATAAGATAGAACAAGATGATTTCGTTGTCTTGATTGATCTTGTTTCAAAGGCAAACAAAGGACTTGAAAAGATAGGCCAAAATGCTAAAGATGGTTCTAATGATGCTGATAAACCACAGCAAGATATTGTACCAGATGCGCCGGATTTTACACCACCAGTCAATTAGATAATGTACGTGTTGCGATAGCGTATCATTATCGGTATAGGCTGGATTACATTGATTCGTTGGATATGGATGATATTAATCTTTTATTGGGATATATAACACCAGAACAAACAACCGAAAGTAATACCGGCATAGAAACGGATCAAACGAAACTAGAAACAGCACTTGCTCAATTCAAAGCAGCCAAGGAGGCACAATGACAGACGTCGCCAAAATGCAGATTGTAGTTGATTTGAAAGATAAAGCTTCAAAACAGCTTGCTGGAATCAATAAACAGTTTGGAAAGGCATCCGGAGGTATAACGAAATCAGTTGGTGCCATTGGTGCTGGTTTAAGTTCAATTGCACTACCAGCAATAGCTGCCGTTGGTGGTATTGGATTAGCAGTTGGGAAATCCGTTTCTGTTTTTGCAGATTTTGAGAAAGCAATAGCTAATGCCGCTTCTGTGACTGGTGCGACTGGTAAAGCTTTTGAAGACACCAAGAAAAACATTGAAGATGTTTCAAATATTCTTGGTGCTACTACTGTTCACAGTGCATCTGATGCTGCCAATGCTTTTTATGATCTTGCAAGTGCCGGGTATGATGTAGCAAATATGACAAAATCGGATTTAAAACCGATTCTTGATATTGCATCAGCTACACAAAATGAATTGTCATATACTACCGGTGTCGTAACGTCTACATTGGGTCAATTTGGATTGGCAATCGGAGACTCTGGTAGAATCGCTGACGTATTTGCTAAAACAATAGGATCATCAAAGGCAACACTTCGTGATCTTGAATATTCTATGAAATATGTAGGTCCTGTTGCAAAATCCATGGGTATGGAGGTTGAGCAGGTTAATGCGATATTAGGTACTTTGTATAATGCTGGTTTTAAAGGTGAACAGGCCGGGACTGCTTTGAGAGGAGCATTCTCAAAATTGCTTAATCCAACCCAAGCAGTAGTAGATCAACTTGAAACCATGGGCGTATCCATGGACGATGTTAACCCGGCTACAAATGATCTGGCAGATATACTTGATACTTTAGCAGCAGCCGGTATGGATACAAGTTCAGCAATGAAAATATTCGGCACAGAAGCGGCTCCTGCTATGCTCGCTTTGACAGAGTCTACACCCGGCATAAGAGAGCTCGAGGCGGCTTTATATGACGCTGGTGGAACCGCAGAAACCATGGCATCGCAACAGTTAGATACATTGAGCGGTGCATTTGCTTTAATCAAATCTGCTGTGGAAGGTGTGATGATTTCGGTAGGCAAATCATTTGCTCCGATGGTTTCAAAGGTTGCTGGAATTATAGTTAAGATTATACCAAAACTTCAAGAATTCGCATCGGCGTTGCTTGATAAAATTGGTCCAGGATTACAGGGTTTCAAAGAAGCGGCTGGGCATATAATAACAATGTTAGCTGATCTCATAAAAGGTATTTCAGAAAGCGAAGACGCAATGAGTTTATTGTCGTCGGCTGGTAGTTTATTAATAGGTGCGTTTAACTTGGTTGGAAAATCAGTTGCTATAATTGCAAAAGGTTTCTCTGATTTTGTGAGTGCATCGAGCTCGGTGAGTGATGCATTGGAAGACATGGGTCGTAGTATTTCAGATGTCATTGGTGAAATAGTAACATCACTCGAAAAAATAATTGGTTTGGATTTGGATGAAATGTGGACTGATTTTAAAACGTCTACTGAAACAATGTGGGGAACCGTGAAAGATTTTATTTCTGGTTCGGTTGGTGTTATTTTAGAGGTCATTGATAAAATATTAAATTTAGATTTGTCTGGAGCATGGGATGCTTATTGGGAACATACTGAAGAAGTATGGGGCAAAATAGGGGATTGGATAAGTGGTGCAGTTGATAATATAATTGGATATATTGAAAAAATCACAGGGTGGGATTTATCTGGGATATGGGATGGTTTAAAGACCGCAACAGAAACCACATGGGGTTTAATATGGGGCGCGATTGATACAAAATGTACTGAAATAAAAACCACAATAACTACAGCAATGGGTAATTTCCTTACTGAAGTTGAAACTGGATATGTTATGATAGTATCTGCGGTTACTACATCAATGGGAAACTTTTTAACAGAAATTGAAACTGGATTTAATAACATAGTTACTGAAGTTACTAATCGAATGGCTGATTTTCTTACTGAAGTAGAAAACGGATATACAAACGTTGTAACTGTTGTCACTACTTCCATGAGTAATTTTTTGACAGAAGTTGAAACCGGGTACACAAACATAATTACTGCTGTCACCACCGCAATGGATAATTTCTTAACAGAAGTTGAAACGGGATATACTACCATTGTTACAGCGGTTACCACTGCTATGAGTAACTTTTTAACAGAAGTAGAGACAGGTTATACAAATATTGTCACTGCCGTAACTACAGCCATGGGTAATTTTTTAACGGAGGTAGAAACGGGGTATAATAATATAATCACCGAAGTAACAACCAGAATGAGTAATTTTCTTACAGAGGTTGAAACTGGGTATAATAACATCATTTCAGAAGTAACTAATCGTATGGGGAATTTCTTAACTGAAGTAGAAACTGGTTACAATAATATTATAACAGAAGTTACTAATAAAATGAGTAATTTTCTCACGGAAGTTGAAAATGGATTTAAGAATGTCGTAACAGAAGTTACTAATAATATGGGTAATTTTTTAACAGAAGTAGAAAACGGATTCAAGAGTATTATTAATGAAGTTACAAACAAGATGAGTGACTTGTTATCAGAGGTTGAAACTGGGTGGGATAATGTTGAGAAAAAAACCAATGACAAATTAGATGCCGTTACAAAAGTTATTTCTGATTGGTTTGATAAGGTAAAAGAATTCTTTGATTTTTCAAACGTTTCAATCAAATGGCCGAAGATAACCAATCCTTTTGCGGGTGTTGATTTTTGTGGTTTTCTACCTTCGTGGGTAAAAGACTGGTTTGGTGTTTGTGGTGGAACTACACCATCGCCACCACACGATAAGTCACATGACAAAAGCGGCGGTGACGGGCATGATAAAAGTGGTTATGATAAAGCATCATGTTCAATGAAAGATTATTCAGGATATGATAGGG